ACAGAATTTTGAACCTTAACCGTTAGTGTTGATGTATCAACGTTGTCGTTTGGAATAATCAACTCTTGTGTCGTATCAGCTGTATTGATGATATGAGTATACGTTAAATACTTACCTTCTTTAAGGTCTATTCCTGTTATTGAATACACCCCACTAGTTGGTGTAATGATTGTATCTGTCATTGGTACAAATGTATAAGATGTATTGTCAATCGTAGTCGTAAAGTTTGTACCTGCAGGCAACGTAATCGAAGTTGGTGATCCACTAACACCATTGACGGTGATATTAACTGTAGCGGTTGGGGCAATAAATGAAGTTGGTGTATACCCAAGATGTTTTCCAATCGATACAGCAGACGACCGTAACATAGCACTATCAAGAAACATCTCATTCGCAACCATGTTTGCATAAAATGCCATATAATGGGTGTTGTATGCCAACACATCGAGAAGATTTGACAACCCTGATCCTTCAAAGTTATAATCTTGAAAGGCAGTTTGTTGCTTGAGATACGCTTTCAGATTTGCCTTAATCGTATCAAAATCAAGTTCAGTAATAGAAACTTTAGTATTAGTAGCCATTTATCGTACCTCTTTCAACATTAAGGACAGTTCTACAGGTTCGTTTCGAGTCACAATATTAAAGACAATTGTAATATTATACGCATTTTCATCTTCTTGTGGAATGACCATCACATCAAGTAATCGAATCCGTGGTTCAAGATTATTGAGTGTATCTTCAATCGTCCGTTGTACGGCAACTGCTGTCAATGGTGTAGCGTTCTCAAACAACAGCGAATGAACCATACACCCTATTTCAGGATGAAAGGGACGTTCATAGTGCATCGTATAGACCAAATGACGAACAGATCGTTTGATTGCTTCGGTATCATACATCTTTGCTACATCTTTAGAGACAGCATGCTTCGTAAAATCGAGGTCTAAATCTGAATATGTATATGTAAGTGTATTATGTGCCATAGAAGTATTTATGTAAGTTTAGGTTACTATTCCTTTAAGAGTTTTAACAAAAGTTTCAGTCCCCACCACTTCATTGTATATCTGTGCAAAACACGGGTTGAGATCAAACAGCGCTTCAATAATCTGCGCTTGAGCGGCCAGAGCAAGTTCTCCAAGCGCCGTATTATAGTATGAGTCAGCATTAGCAATAATATTATTGATCTTGTTGATATGCGACTGGATTTCACTATAGATCAACGAAATGGAACGTATCCCACTTTGTATATCAGCAATCATCGATTGAATTTTTACCAATGCCTCAGCAACCGTTGCTGGACCCAAAATGACACCCGCCATCATCAGAGCGAGTTGACCACACGGGTCATTCTGTAGGGTGTTCAATCCATTCTTAATATTGGTGATTGAATTTGCCACACCCACAACTTGAGACATCCCAGGCAACTGATTTGCACCTGTCGGGAGTACCACCCCACTTACTCGATCCGTATGCGATTTAAAATTATTATTCGAGGTATTCAATGATCCTAAAATCGCTGTCAATGCAGCAGGCACACCACTTGTTGATGTCGAAGCAGTCGCACTACTTGTTCCCCCTGTGATTGTTTCTCCACCAGCAAACGTGCCACTCCCGCCTGTCATTTTCACTAAGTTTGTTGACCCGATAAACTCACTAAACACCCCTGTAGCACCAGACGTTCCACCAGTCAACGTTTCGCCTACTTGAAATCCCACACTACTAGCAGACACTTCAAACATTTTCATTGATGCGACTGAGGTTGTTGCAGAAGTAATCGCTGATGTCAATGATGCAATACCACCAGCGACAGGATTGACCAATGCAGTTCCATCATTGACCATCCCAATCAAAGATTTTGTTTTATCTGTCATTGACACATCGTTCAGTACTGTCGCTGCTGAAGTGCCCGGAATGTCAACTGTAAATCCACTTTCTGTAATAGCCATAATTATCCTCCTGCGTTCACATTTGGGCTATGAGATTGTACATGATCGCCGCAATTCACAGGGTCACCTTGACGACCTCCTTGTAAACCATTGACATAAACTGTTGATGATCCCGAAGCAAGACTGCCAGAATGACACGATGGAGGACAACAATGCACATCCCACGGATCGCCTTGTCGATGCCAACCCAAACTATTGACAAAGACATCTGGTGACGCTCCCACATTGGGACGTGGTGGAAAACAATGTCCTGAACTGACATCACCAAATCGTGCAACTAACGGCATATCTTCTCCTTATGGATTCAAGTCAATACGAGTCCCAACAATCTTCACATTTCCAGATGAAGTTGTAGTATGATTGCCCGTAATTGTTTCTGTTTTCTCTCCCTTGCAGACAATGTTCCAATTCCCATCAATCTGCTGTTCAAGGTTACCTTTCACATACAAGTTACAATTCGTTTCTACATACACATTACACGTCCCTTTGATATGAACATTCTTCCCTTTGGCTACAATGTTATAGTCATCACCAACAATCTTTTCAACGTGACTGCCATCTGGGTGTATCTCATCAAACGTGCCTGTCTTATGATAAGTGTGAATCCTTTCAGCACCTGGTGTATCATCGAACTCCTGTATATGTCCCGATTCGGTTTCCTTGACATGATTAAATGGATAAACTGAAGCGTTGGGATCTGCTGGTTCATTCCATGTTGCACCATCTTTCCCATTTGCAATAGGAACACTTACATCTAGTCCATCGGTTTTAAGTTGTTTAATCGAATGAGGTTTCGTAATTTCTGCTCGTGCTAATCTGTTTGTATCGTTATCACCTCTCGTACTCTCACTCGCTAACATCGAATCATCAGTTGTAAATCCATATGTTGTAGTTTTTGTTTTCGTCCCGAGTTGTGTAGTCGCATCAGCACCTCTATAGGTAAACTTTGCTCGTGGATGAAGATGATCGGTATTATCACTTCCGTCAGCATTCTTCCCATCAACAACTCTACTAAACTCTGTTCGGGGATCTTCAAATCCTTCTCCAACACGATCTGCACCAGACTTCTCAGGGAACCCTCCGATTGTTCCAAAGATCACAGGTTCTTGTGCGTTCTGACCATCACGGAAGAATCCTACAACCCATGTACCTTCAACAGGTCCTAATGGTGTCGTTCCTATTCCACTCATTGACGCTGAGGTGATGGGTTGTACAGGATACGCCCACGGTAACTGAGTTATATCAATTTTCGTCTTATCTTTTGTATGCCATCCTGCAATACGCACACGACAACGCCCAAGTTTTAGAGGATCTTGACGATCTTCAACCACACCTTGCCACCAAACAAACTGTTCTGCTCCGACAAACTGTGACATTATTTCAAATCCTTTCCAACAGAATCTTTTGTCAGCTCGATCATCATTTTATAATGTCCAGGTTCAAGAATATGGTTAATCGCTGTCACTAAAAAATTACCCGATAATAATTCGTCTTTTGGTTGAGGCACTCCTTCAGTTGATTGTTCAAATGATGGAAAATGTTTCCATGCAATAACTGACCCTAACCGTATTGAGGTGTCTCCTGGAATCAATACACCTATCGTCATTGTTTTTGTTTGGCTCAATTGTGAATTTCGCTGAAAGATGTACATTTCAGGATACTTCACATGAATGGCACCATCATATAAGTATGATTGTTTTGGATACAACCCATACCCCGATTGACTATAATTTGATAATTGTCCTGGAACTTTTTTTTGATTGGCCAAACCGCTCGATGGGACCATATTATATTTGGCCAAGTGTGGACGTTTTGCAAAGTCAGTTTCATAATTAAAAGGAGTATGATAAACCAATTTCTTTCTTGTAATATCATGCGTTACTGCTTGAGCACCATATACCCCATGTCGTGTGGCAATCATAGTATCAAACGATGGTTGTACAGTAAATGATTCGACATTTCGTTGCCGTGAATAATGAAACTCTGGCAAAAGTCCAGGAATATTATAATACAACGTTGATCCACTCTGAGGGTCAATAAGAGTTGGAGGTGCTAATTTTAATGCTGATAAAGATGACAAACGAAACGTTCCTCGATCTTCATAAAACAAACAATCAGCAACAATACCATTTTGTGGTGTACCTGCCAAACATCGCTCAGACAACCAGTTCACCGCATAAGCTGGGGGCCAATGGGGAACGACACAACTAAACCCTGTTGGAGAATCAACATCAGAAATAACTGGTTCATCAATATATGTTTTCCAAATATTATTTATAATGTTGGGAATATTTTCAGAGAACGCTTGACTAACTTTGACCAAATTATTTTTTAATGAAGCATATGACGAAAAGTGTAATGTATATTCTTGCAATTTTGTACTCATTACACTTCGTTCAGAAATACCATGTACACACAAATCTAAATCAATCCATGGTTCATTTGCTTTATGAGCATTGTAGACGTTCTTTCCTTTAAATTTTAATTTTAAATTTTCATGACCAGTGATCTGATGATTCGTTGGTAAGTTTACCGAATCTTGTAAACTAATAGTTCCTGTAATAAAGTTGCTATACACATCTTCATAAACATTCATAGTACCGAAAACAGGACGCATATCAATCGCATCAGTTTTCCCAGTTTGTAAAACTACTTTCTGTAAATCAAGATTATTTTCTATCATAATGAACCTTGACCAACCGTTGTGTTGTTCCCACTACTTCTTGGGTTACGAATAACATTTGATGAAATATTAGCGTGCGAAACATTTCCTCCAGAATTATTATTCACTATAGTAACTGGTGCTGACACAGATTGTCCTGATCGTGCGGCCGCCTGACCTTCTATACTTCTATCATGCAGGGCAAGTCCCGCTTCACTTGGCATTGGAGTTAGTTGTCCTCCTCCTTGGGAAGCTTTTAATTTTAGCAATCGTTCTTTTATTGATTCCCTAGAAGTATGTGCTTTATTATGTTCCCCTTTATAATAACTAACCATTTTTCCTTCTTCAGTCGATATTGATGCCCACTCTTTTGACATACCTGTTGCCGCTTCATCTAATGTTGCTTCCCCTCTTAAAAACTTACCAACAACACCACCACCTGCTTTTCCTGTAACTAACCAAGCGCCTATTCGATCTTGTGTGGCTTTATCAAATTTCTCACTACCCTTTAATCCCATATTCTTTTTGGCCATCTTTAATGTAGATGGAATAACTTGGTATCGACCAGCAGCAAACATCATACCTTTATCTTGTGCAGCAATAACTTCATCAACCGTCATTTGTGTAATATCTTTTCCGCCAGCTTGTTGCCACCATCCTCCTTTTGATGGTGATAATGCTGTATTACGAATGTTATGTTGACCGAGATGTTTAAATTGTGTATCGCCTTTAGCTGCTTTACCTGTTTCTTTTGATATGCCTCCGCCTTGCAGTTGTCTAGCAAATTTTCCCATTTGTGGAAGATTAACTGTACTATACGAACCTTCACCTTTACCAATCGTTGATAAGATGTCACCCATCTCACTCTCACCGCCGGCGCCTGTGGCAGCCTTAGGTGCTGACATTTTAACTACTTTAGGTTGTGTTTTTGATTGTGTTGTACCTGCCGTGCTGGCAGATGCACTTGTTGGACCTACAACATTTCCCGTAGGTCCTACAATAGTTACAAGACCAACGGTGGCAGCAATCTTAGGAAACCAATCAGTCGCTAAATTTACTAATGTTTGGAGATATGGAGGACTACCTTCACCCGTTCTTGATATTGTCGCATTGAGTGTTTTAAGTTCAGATATATTCTCTTTATGGTCACCTCGTAATTGCTCTAACTCACGTTTCTTGCCATCAACTTGTGTTTGGAGTAGGTTAACAGTTTCGTATATTCCTTCTTTTTGTGCTAGAAGGCCTTGTTTTGCACTCTCTTGTGCTGACTTCGATGCTGCGACATCTACACGACCAAGTTCATCTTTTACGATTATACGACTAACTTTTTGCATTTCCTCTGATGTTAACCCTCGCCCCACACCTCCAGACGCTCCAACCGTCTTGGCTTTTTCATCTGCTAAGGATTTTTCTAATTGCTGAAGTTCACGTTTCGTTTGAGTAAGTAACGCCGCAGATGTTTTGTTTCCTTCCTCAAGGTTTTTGGTCTTAAATTCAAGCTGTTTCTTTTCTTGTTCTTCGAGTGAAAGTTTACTGAACTCATCACTAGTCATACGCACTTTATGTCCTAGTTTTTGAAAAGCGGGATCGTCTTGACCTATTGATTCGTCATGAACTGGTTGAGGAGGACCTGCTTCAACAGCATCATAAAGGGCATCAGGAATAAATTTTGACATCATACTATCACGTGGAGGAAGAAAATTACGAATTACCTCTTTGACGCTTTCTTTCATATTCTCAATCATATCTGCAAACGGTTTTTCTAACCCATAGGCAAAATTCTTAAACTTATCAGTCACCATAGTCCACATCTTCTTGATTTCACCAATGGGATCTTCAAAAAACTTTGTAATACCTTCCCACGCTGCTTTCACCCACTTATCAACCGTGTCTTTAAATAACAAATATAAACCACCTAATACAGCAATAGGAATTAAAACCTTAGCAACAAAAGCAGCAAGGAAAGCAAGGACCTTTATCAACGGTGGAAGTATCCACTTTTTGAAAAATATCATCAGGCCTGCCAACATCCCTTTTGACGATTGCAACACTTTACCCAAGAGTCCATGTGTTTTCTTCTGGTTATCATCAGCCTTTTTTCCTGCAGCTCTCTTAGCAGCTACATCTTTCTTTTTTTCTAAAGCATCTTTCTGTGACTCTAGTTTTCTTGCTTTCCTTTCTTTGAGTGTACGCATCAAAGGACCTGCTAAGATTTTAGCAGAAAGCTTTATTGGGTCAGGCATCGCATCAATAAGAGGTTTAGCAAATCCAGCAATTGCACCTTTATCACCAAAAACACTTTCTTTGAGTTCACTCTTTAACTTACTTGGGTCCCAGTCTTTCAGCGATTTGTCGTGTTTAGTAATTCGATCTTGGAGATCAGACAAACTGTTAGTATGATGCTCAACTTGTTTGGCATACTTCTCTTGTTCTTTTGCTGAGTCTTCAAGTGCTTTTCGATGTTCATCCAACTTTTGATGACCAACTCGTTCTAACATTTCAGCTTTTAAAGCTTGTTGGCGAGCTCGCTCTTCCATCTGTATTCTAGCTTGATTATCTTTTTTATCCTCAGCCATATTATCCTCTACTTACTTTGGTTTCTTTGGTTCTTGATGCGTTCATTTTCTTCCTCAATATGCTGTAATAATAACTTTGCATAGATGTCTCTTTCCCACGGTGTCATGTTTTCTAATTCTGTCAAACTCCATTTATGATGTTGCACCATAGAAAACGTTGACATATAATAATTCTGTAACGAATTGTGAGAAAGAGCTACATAAAAAAATCTTGGAGTCCAATTAACTCCATTTGCGATTTGTTTTTACATTTTTGGCAGTTCAATTCAACCGTTTCTCTCACCGAAGGAATCGTTTCAAAAAAAGTTTTTATATCTTCAAACTGTCCTTGAC